AAAAAAATTTAAAAAATGCCTGCCGGTGCGCTACCACCAAACAGGCATTTTTACAAGGCGAGACCTTGCACACACATTTTACCATAAGTAAAGGAAGGGTGCAAGGTGAAAGCAACCGATCTGCTCGACAAAGAGCGAGCGAAATATTACCGTAAAGAATACGCTATATCATTCAGCATATTATTTCTGGTAATGTTGGTAATTGTGCTTGCGATACTGTTGTATATCGCGAACGACGAAAACGCACCTGCAAAGCAGAAATACGCAGAAGCAACTGAGACCATAAGTGAGCAGCAGTCGCAGATAGGCGATCTAAAAACGCAGATTTCAGACTTGCAGTCACAGCTTGACGCCGAAAAAGCCGCATACAACGAGCTGTCGAACGAGAAAAGTTCCGTTGAGGATCTGACGCAGCAGGCGTATGAAGAAGGCTGGCAGGATGCTTGTTGGGAAAACGGCATAGAGCCGGATACGGACGACATCGGCGGATACGACTATACCGCCCATTTGGACGATGGAGAGGACCCTGAAAGCCCCACCGCCTACATCACACCATCCGGCAAGCGTTACCACCTGTCGCAGTCCTGTGCAGGCGAAAACGCGATCCAGACCACAATAGCAGACGCTTCCAACAAGGGTTATACCCCTTGCGCAAAGTGCGCGCAATAAGCAAAAACCGCCCACCGGAGGGCAATCCGGCAGGCGGTTCGAGGGTAGTACATTTGAGGAACGTTACTACCCTCTTATTATACGACAAAATAGGAGGAAATTCAACAATGAAAAAGAATGCCGACGGTTATTACCGTGAGACCTTCACGTTCAAGGGCAGACGGTACGACGTAACCGCAAAGACAGAGCGCGAACTCTGGCGGAAAGTCGACGAGAAAAAGCGCCGCCTTGAAGAAGGTGTAGACGTGGTGAACGAGAACACGAGCGTCGATAAGTGGTTTTTCAAATATCTTGAAGCGTACAAAAAAGGCAACGTCTCCGACAAGACCTACCATCAGCTCGAGGCCTACGTCAAGAACTATATCTCTCCTGCAATCGGAAATCGTCGCTTAAAGGACGTGCAGACAATTCACTTGCAGATGATAATGAACGAGTGCGCCGGTAAATCGCAGTCGCAGGCTCGCAAGCTGCGCGACCTTATCCGGCAGGGCTTCAAGCAGGCGCGTATCTCGCGCGTAGTGGCTTTCGACCCGGCAGAGGGTATTGTTATGCCAAAGACCACAAACGGCACACATCGCGCGATTACAGAGGATGAACGCAAGCATATTTTCAACGTAGCGCGCACGCACCGCGCCGGTCTCTGGGTTGTGTTCATGCTCTATACGGGAGCACGTCCAGAGGAAACCAGGAAAGCGCGATGGGAGGATATCGACTTCAAGGGGCACGTTATCGTGCTGCACAGCGCCAAGACAGACTATGGTGATCGTCGTGTTCCTTGTCCGTATCCGCTGTACAAGCGTCTGAAATGGGCGAAGCGGGACAGCGGCTATCTCTTCACGCAGCCGACCACCGGCCTGCCGCACACCGAAACGTCCATGAAGCAGATGTGGCGCTCGTTTAAGCAGGCGCTTGACCTCGACATGGGCGCGCAGATGGTACGCGGCGCGATCGACCCGGCGACGTCCGTCGTGGCTGACGATCTCACGCCGTACTGCCTGCGGCATACATACGCGACTGATTTGCAGTCCGCCGACGTGCCGATCAACGTTGCAAAGGATTTTCTGGGACACAAGTCAATTACCATGACGTCGCATATTTATACGCACCTCTCCGATGAAGCGTTCACGAACGCCTCGTTAAAGGTGCTCAGTTTTGCGACCGAGAGCAGGAAGAAAGCGCAGAAAAAAGTCGTCTCTATTCGTTGATTTTCACTCCCACACTTAGTCCCACATCCTGCACCCGTAAAAACCCCCAAAAAACCGCATTCACACAAAAACAAAAAAAGCGCCGCTTCTCTTGCGACGCTGTAAAAAGTTCAAATAAACAGAGAAAAAGCTCCTAAACCACAACTGTTAGGAGCTTTTTTGTTTGGTGGAAGTTAACGGGCTCGAACCGCTGACCCTCTGCTTGTAAGGCAGAGGACTAAGCGTAAAATATAACGCTATATCTGACGATTTCGCTATCGTGTTTTAGGGACTCCCACATATGCTCCCACACTGCTTTGTTTATTGTAACACACTCCCACACTCACCGCAAGAAAGAAAGGGAGGGCAAACGCCCTCCCTTCTCTTATCCGCCGTACCCCGGAATAACCGTTCTCGGGTCAATGCTCTGTCCGTTTTTATGCACTCTCAAATGCAGATGCGGGCCGGAGCTGTTGCCCGTCGAGCCGATCACACCGACCTGCTGACCGGCGCTTACCGTGTCGCCCTGCTTAACCGTAGCCTTCTGCAAGTGGCCGTACAGCGAGGTATAGCCGTTGCCGTGGTCTACCACAACATAGTTGCCGTAGCCGTTCTCATCGTAACCGACCTCAGTAACCTTGCCGCCGCCGATACTGTCCGCCGCCTGTCCGTTCACACTGCCGCCGATGTCGATACCGTCGTGCTGTTTGCTTCCCTTGCCCTTGTTCGTCGTAGGTGCAGTTCTGCTGCCGTAGCCGCTCGTGATAACCGCGTCGGAAACCCTCGTCGGGTTGTTGAAACCAGTTGCGCGGTTGACAGAAATGCCGGTGCTTGAGCCCTTGTCCTCGGGCAGTTTGCCGCCGCCGGTGTAATGTCCGTCGATCTTTTTGTAGCCGAGCGCATGCATAACTGCCGCATACTCATTGTAGTTCGCCGTATTCTGGCTGACCACCTTTGCAACTGCCGCCAGCTTTGCACCGGATTTGCCCTTTTCATAGGTAACACCGCTTGCCGCAGACTTAATCTGCGCGTACTGTGCCGCGCTGATGCCGGCGCTTTCCACTTCTCCGATAGCGGCTTTCTCCTTTGTGCCGCCGTTTTCGCGAATCATGTCAAACGTATAGTTTGCGGGGTCAGCCTTAACCATCGAATAGAACTTGAACGTATCTTCAAGCGCCTGCCGCTTTTCGCCGGTATACCCCTTGGAATCGAGGTAATACGAAAACTCCGTAGCCTCCAACGCCGCGCGTCCCTTCTCGATGGTCTCGCCCTCCTTGGTGATAGCCTGCTTCTGAATCATCGCATCGACGTATTCCTCAGCCGTCACCTTGCCGCTGATTTCCTGGTACTTCTCCCACTGGCTGTCAGATGTACCCTTGATAAGCAGCGTGTGATACAGGCTGTTCTTCTCCTGCTCAGAAAGCGACTTGTCGCCCTTGATGGAGTTAAACGTCTGGTCTCGCGCTTCCCAGCTTTCCATGCTGTCGTTATAACTGTCCTCCATCTCCTTGTAGGCGTAGTAGAGACCCGGCTCAATGCCGCTGTCCTTGACGGTCTGGATCGTGCCCTCAAGCTCCTTGCCATACGTCTTGTTCGCCGCGACTGCCTTTGCGTACTTGTACACATCGGATACCGCCTCGATCTTCTCGTCGTTGGTCATGCCCTTGTACGCCTCGGATTTTGTCAGCTTGCCGAGCGCATCCAGTGCGATCTTGCCGCCCTCGCTTGTCAGCGTGGAATACTCCTGCGCAGTGAGGAACTTCTTTGTGCCGTCCTCAGTCTTGTAATACTTCTGCGGTTTGCTTGGCAATACAGAGTTGTCGCCGGTTGCCTGATACAGCTCCTTGAGCGCCTTTTCGGTCTGTGTGCTCTTTGCATCTGCCAGATAGCCCGGAGAAAAGAAGTTGTACGCCGCGCGCGCGAACACGTTGTCCGGTCCGTTCTTCTGTTCTCTGCCCCATACATCCGTATATGCAGGCTGATTCTGCGACAGTCCCGGAATTTTGTTCGCCTGACGCTGCAAGAACTTCTGCACGCTCGACGGAACAGGACTGTTCTTGTCCGCATAGGTGGTTCTGCGCGTGTTGTCCACCGTCCGCGCAACCTGTCCGAACAGCGTCGGCACGAACTGACCGCCAAAGTTGGTTGCAACGTTGCTTGCAATGCCAAACAGCGGATTGCTCTTGTTGTATGCCGCGCTCGTAACCGTCGAGCCAATGCCGGACAGCATCGTCATGTTGAGCATCGGGTCGAACATACGGCTGACCGTTGCCATTGCCTGGTTGAATGCCGTCTCGTCGTCGTCGTACTTCTGGTGCAGTGCTTCATACAGCTCGCCGCCCATCGCAAGCGGCACAACAGCCGGCGATGCCCAGTCAATCGTATACGACTTGCCGCCGATGTTGATTGCATACTCCTGCTGACCCATGCCCGCATCAAAGTTAGCTTCCTTGTCGTCGTCGCTCGAGCCTGCCGAGAAAATGCCCTGCGCCGCAAGGAACGCGCCGAGCGCCGCAACGCTCGAACCGGTAAGACCCTGTCCGATGTGGTCGATCATCTTGGTTGCGTCCATGTTGCCCTTCTTGACCTGCACCGCGTCATAGGTGATTGCTTTCAGCAGACCTGCCGGCGACAGCTCAAACGAGCGCTTTGCAACGTTGATTGGCGTGCGCTTGAACGGCACAAGCGAGCCGATAATAACTTCTGTTGCCTTGTTCTTCTTTTCCAGTTGGCTGAGCGTGTCCGCCAGCGCCGACGCATCCTGAAACGTTGCGATCTTCGCGTCCTGAATCGCGTGCTGACGCGCCTCGTTCAGCTGCGCCTCCGTCAGATTGTTCACGTCCCAGCCGCGCGCCGTCAGGAAGTTGCCCATGCTGTCAATGTAGGATTTCTTCTTAAAAACCTGATCTTCCGCGTCAAGCGCCCATGTGTTCGCGTCCATCACCTTTTGCAGTGGCTTCGGAAACAGTTTCTGCCGCTGCTTGATTTCGTTCATTTCGGTTTTGTAGGCATTGCCGCTGAGTTCCGCCTCGACGTTTGCATAGTCCGCCTTGGCAAACTGCTTCGCGGCCTTGCTCGTATGCAGCGCACGGGTTCGCTTTTCCTGTGGCAAAAACTTCTGTCCGACTGCCGAAACCTTGTGACTGGTATCGAGCGCCGCCGCAGAGGCTACGTTGCCCATAATGTTGCGGATATGTGTTCTCGGATTGCCGAGCATCGCAAAATAGCGCCATGCGTTCAGCCTGTCGCCTGCCGTCGCCGGTATCTGGCTCGCAATATCGTCATAAATCTTGTCTACGACCTGTTTCCGCGCGTCCTCATCTGGCGCATTCAAAAACTCCTGCACCAAATCCTCGTTCAGAGTGATGCCGTGCTGTTCTGCGACCTCTGCGCCGGGAACGCCATTCTTTGCCGCCTTCTTCTCCGTTTTCCTGTCGAGCTTGTCAAATCGCGACTGGTACTCCTGCTGAATTTTCTCGACAGCCTTCTGCAAGTAATATAGCTGGCCTTCTGGCGTGGTCTTTTTCAGCAGCTTGATAGCCTGCACCTCCTGACCGGCTCTTGTGCCCTCTGCCGCGATTTCTGCCGCCAGCCGCATAGCCGTCTGCGTGTCGCCGGATTTGACCGCCGCCGAATACATGGTTTCCGCAAGTACAATGTCGTCCTTGCTCGCTGTTCTGCGGCCGTCTGTTACGTCCTCCCACTGTTCCATTGCGCCCTGCCATCCCTTCTTGTTGATGGTTCTTACCGCATTGTTCAGTGCGCTTTTATCGGTTTTCACATTATAGGAAAATGTACCGTTTGCGACCTCCTGTTCAAAGGACGGAATCATTTCATCGGTGGTAATGCCGCTTTCCATAAAGGTTCTCGCGCCGCGGCGTACCCTGTCCTCCCCATTGGTACTCTTCGGCACATCCACCACCCTTGCCGGGTTCTCGCCCTCCGGGATAGCGCCGTAGTCGTTTACCATCTTGGAATACGGGTCAAAGCCGCCTTCCGCCGCGCCCACCGAGCTTTCCGCATTTACCCCCGCCTTTTTCAGCGTCGGGTTAATGTCGTTCGCCTGTGCGGTCTGCTGCGCCCCCAGAGCCGCGCCCTGTGCGTTTCCCTGCATTGGCTGAGTAATTTCAGGCTGAACGCTCTGCGCGCTCTCCTGCGCCGCCTGTGCCGCCGTGCGGAGCGTCGGGCGAATATCCCGCAGCGGCGGATTGACCTGCACCGCGCCCTGCTGAACGCCCTGTGCCGCATTGAGGTCAAGCGGCTGTGCCGTGTTGTTGATCTCTGCCGGGGAGACAATCGCGTTCCGTCCCGCGTTCGTCTCGCGGATGTCCTCCGTGCGTGCACGAGTGCCGTTCATAACCTTGAGGCCTTCCGGTGTGATCTCCGCGCTGACCGCATCGTCTCCGATGGCATCATACGCAGCCCGAATCTGTTGTGCTTCCGACCATTCCCGCGCAAGCTCGGGCGATACCCAGTTGCCGCCGCCTGCACGCAGATCGTGCTGAATAAACTCACGTGCAATGTCGGCCGCGTCCGACTTCCTCGGCGCACGCCCATATTTCCTGTAGAACTGGCTGTGCCAATCTTCGTTATTGCTTGCGCGGTAGCCTGTTCCGTCTCCGTTCTGAATGATAGAAACGCCCTGCTTCTTGTAGTCCTTCACGTACTGTTCCGCCGCGTCGAGCACCGCGCCCATCTTTTTTTCTGCCGGGTCTACAAGCGCCTCGATATACGTCTTGATCGGAACGCCGGTCTCGTTGGAGTTGTCGATGAGCAGCTTTGCCCACTCCATTTCCCCGCGGTAAAGTCCGCCGTTGGTCTCGAACTCGTCCATCAGCGGGATGGTTCTCGTCTCGCCGCGCGCCGCGATCCTGGTCTTGGTGCTGCGTCCCTCCGGCAGATACCCGGTCGGAAGGCTCTGCGCCACCTGTCCGTTCGGACCTGCATACAGTACGTTTCCGCTGTTCTGCGACGCTGTGAAATCGCCGCGCATATTGCCGTACAGCACATCCGGGGTCTGAACATCATTGAATGCACGCAGATTGTTCGCCACACCGCCGTTTTCGTTCGCATACAGCGTGTTTGCCGTGCGCGTGTTGCCCTCAGGGAGTGCAAGCCGCTGACCGTTCGGCAGTGCATAGACCGGGTCTACCATATCGCGGTTTGCTTCCTCGGGAGAGGTGTAGACCGTGTTCGTGTCCGTGCCGTATCGGTAGTCTGCAAGGCGGTTTGCCGCACCGCTTGCGCCCTGCATGAGCGCCGACATGGCGATACCGCCCTTTGCGCTGTCGAGCAGCTCCTTTGCCGTCGCGTTCTGCGCGTTCGGGTTGTAAGTTGCCCGCTTGAGATAGGGATTGATGAACGTGCTTGCCGCTTCCTCTGCGCCCTCGCCCAGAATATCCGCCGCGCGTCCGAGAATGCCGCTTCCCGTCTTGACTGCACCCTCGCCCATGCCCGGAATACCGCCGAACATCTTTTCCGTACCAAGTTCGGTAAGACCCGCGCCCGCGCCGTAAAGCATCGCCTGATCGAGCGTCGCGCCCTCCCTCTGCGCTTCATTTACGCCGCTTTTCGCACTGTCTCCGTAGATCATCGCAAGGCTTGCGCCCGGCAGCGCCATGTTCGCCGCAATGCCCGGTGCCATGCGTGCCGCCGAGCCTGCAAACTCCTGTCCCTTTTTCGCCATGCCGACAGGCTGAGCCCATTCATTTACCGCCTGCAAGGCCTTGTCTGAGAGACTGCCCTCTAACGTTTTCTGCGCCGTGCCCTTGAGGAACTGCCCTGCTTTATCCTTGCCGATAAAGTCGAGGAAATCGCCTGCCGCCTTGTTTGCCGTGCCGGAAACATAGCGTCCCGCATTCTCCACCGCGCCCGTTGCATTCAGCAGCATGTTTGCCGCGCCGCTTCCCAACGACTCGGCCGCGCTCATCTTGCTCAGTGCGTTGCTTTCGTCGTTCAGACGTTTGTACAACTGATAGATTGCCTGTGCCTGCTTTTTCTCGTCTGCCGACATCCTGTCATACTGCGCACTGCCGTTAATGCCTGCAATCGCAAGTTTCGGATGAGTTGCGAGGTGAGCGATAGCCGCCGCCTTGTCCGCCGTGTTCCGCCCCTGCACGTCCATGTTAATGAGGTATGGGTACTGCTTCTGCATGCGCTCGATTTCGCTGTCGAGCTCGTCTACGCGCTGCTGACGCTGTGCCTGAGAGGTTGCCGCGCGGTTGAGCGCGGCGCCGCGGGCGATCTTGACAACAGGCATGGAAACGTTGGTCGTGCCGCCTGCCTTGGGGAGATAGGTTGCGCCGGTCTTGTCTCGATATGTCATGCCGAAGCTCTTGCGAATCTGATTGTTCGCCTCGTGCAGGCGGTTCCGTTCTGCCTCGTCCGTGGTGTTGTGCCACATGAGCGAGTTTGCGTTCAGCTTGTCGATTGCCTTCTGACGTTCTTCCTTCTCGTTCCACGTCTTGCCCGTGCCCGAGCTTCTAAAGCCGCCGCTTGCGCGCGGGAGTGTGTTCTGCTTTGGCGCACTTATCGTGCCGCTGGCCTTGAACGTGCCGTTTGCCTTTGCAGTCTCGAGTACCTTCTTTGCGTTGTTCTGCCGCCTCGTGTCCTGCCTCTGCTGTCTGCCCTCACGCGTAATGCCGACCGTGTCGCCGAGGCTGCGGACGCTCTGCCGATAGGGACGCGCCGAGTTTACTTTGTCCGCCTGCTTTACGTTCCGGTTCGTTACCGTGCTCTTGCCGCCGGTAGAGCGGCTGACTGTATTATTTCGGTTCTGCGTGCCGCTTGTTTTCTTCGTTGTGGTGGTTTTCTTCATCGAGCCGCCGAGGTAGTTCGACGCGGGTTTCGACTGCTTCGAAGCGTTCTTCGCGTTCCGCCGTGCCTGCTCAAGCTGCTTCTTGCGTCCCTCGCTCAGCTGATATTTTTTATCTTTGCTTGCCATATTACGCCTCCGGTAAAAGTAAGGTAGGGGCGGTCATGCCGCCCCGTGCTGTTAATACTTCTGTGCCTTCGAGAGCCACTGCTTGTACATCGTCAGGTACGTCGGGTCAAGCGTCTGCTGATATGCCTGATAATATGCGTTCGCTTGATCCATTGCGCGGTTGTACGCCGTCTCGTTCGCGTTCAGCTTGGTGCTTTCGTCATACTGCGACTGCTGCATATCCTGTGCGCGCTTGTTGTACGCGATATTTGCAAGCGTCTGCTGTGCGTCGAGCGTTGAGTTTACGCCGAAATTGCCGGTTGCGTTGCCGTAGTTGTACAGATTGCCGATGACGTTCTGCTTTGCCGCCTCCTGCTGTGCCAGAATGCTCTGACGCTGCTGATACAGGCTGTTTGCAAGGTCTGCCATGCTCTGCGCCGCCTGCGTCGAGTTGCCCGCCAGTGCGCTTGCGCGGTTGTTCTCCACGCTCTGGATTGCGTTTGCACGTGCAAGCTCGTTCTGGTTGTACGCGCTGTTGTAGGCGTTGTTCTGTGCCACCAGTGCGCTTTCCGACGCGCCCTGACCGGAAATTCCTGCCGCTGCAAGCTGACTCGGAAGGTCACGCTGTGCCGTGCGGTAGTTGATGTACGCCTGCCGCGCCGCATCATCATAGCTCTGGTTGAGCGTCGGGAGCATCGCGGAATACTGCTGATTGATCTGGTTTGCCATCTGGTCGTAGTACGCCTGCTGCTGCTGCTTGATTTGCTCCTGCCGGTCAAGCTCTGCCTGATACTGCTGCTCGATTGCCTTCATGTTGTTGATGTAGGTCTGTGCGTTCTTCGCCGTCGCGTCGTTGGAAAACTGGTCGAGCTTGCCGCCGTTCAGCGCGATCTTGGTTTCGCGGTCATTGAGCGACTGCTGCACATCCTGCCAGTTTGCACCGCTTGCCATCTGGTCTGCAAGCACGGTCGAATAATCGACGTTGTTGTATTTGTCTTTTGCCTGCTGCATCGCATTCAGTCCCGTGCTCAGTGCGCCGCCGAGCATGCTGCCGACGGTATTTGCCACACCGTTTGCCGCCGTCGGTGCTTTCCACGTGCCGGTCTTGCTGTCGTAGCTGTAGCCATGCCCCGTATAAAGCGTACGGTTCTTTGCCTCGAGGTTCTTTCTCGTTGCCGCATCCGCAGTATGCCATGCCTGCGAGTTGGCCTGTGCCTGCTTGAGCCAGTCCGGCGTGCTGACCGCCGAGGACGCGGAAGAACCGCCGGAGTACGAACCGCCGGAGGACGAGGCTGTCGGCGCACTCCACGTGCCCGTCTTGCTGTTGTAGGTGTAGCCGTGGTCAGAGTACAGCTTCCGGTTTGCCTGCTCGAGATTCTTTTTCGTTGCCGCGTCTGCCGTGTGCCATGCGCTCGAATTTGCCTTTGCCTGATCGAGCCACGACGAGGAAGAACCGGACGAACTCGACGAAGATCCCCGATTAGACGAGGACGAAGAACTCGAGCTGTTCTTCTTTTTGGCCGCCGCCGCAGAAGCCGCAGCCATGCCCGCCGAAATCGCCGAGCCAATGCCGAAGATACTTCTTGCCATATGTCTTTCTCCTTTTTGGGTAAAATAAAAGCAGGCGTTTCCGCCTGCTTTCCTGTTAAGTTAGTGTCTCACGACGTTTTCATAGTACGCGCCGAGCTTGTCCTCTACCGCGTCCCTGTCGCACAGCCAGAACGACTTTGCCATGTCCGCGTAAAATTCCTCGTTGCCCACGCCGTGCTTTTCTGCAACCTCGCTGAGGTCACTGTACACCGCGTTCATTGCCACCCAGAATTTCACCGGATTGCATCGCAGTCCGTGCCGCTCCATGATTGCGCTGGTCTGCTCCATCGTCCAGTGTTCGCCGGTCGAGCCGTCCGCGTTCTTCATGCTGCGCACCCACTTTTCCGCCATCTGACGGTTGAGCTTTGCGCCGCCGCCGCGTGCATAACCCTGCATTTTCTCTGTTCCGTGCGTCTTGTCCCCCACATAAGAGGTATCGCCGTCGCGGAAGCCGATCTGACGCATTTCCGGGTACTCGTCGTACTCCGGCCATTCCGCGCTGCTTCTCGGTGCAAACCGGCCGTTCGAGTACCGGCGCATCTCCGGCTCTCTGCCGTGAATGCGCTCGTCGTAGTAGCTGAGCGGTTCGTCGTAGCCGTAGGGCTCGATATAACGGCTGCGCGGCATCTCATACCGCACGCCGTAGTGCTCCCGGCCTTCAAAATCGCTCCTTCTGTTCCGCTGCATCAGCAGCATCATTGTTCCTCTTCTCATGCTGTCACCGCCGTTCCGTTAATCGAGCGCAGTGCGTCAGAGTGCGAGCAGCAGGAATTTCCGAGCATTCGGAAACTGCCGCCGGTTGCCGAAGTGACCACCCGGCAAAGGTACTTGTGCCGCGTGTCAAGGTTGAACACGGTAGCCGCCGCGCCGTTGCATTTTAAGAGCGGATACGTTACCGTGCCGTCGCCGATCGTGATGACCACCGGCGCGCCGATGATCGTTGTTGACGGAATGTTCTGCGCGATGACGATACCGTATACGCAGCCGTTCTGGTAATCTCCCGCCGGAATATTTACCGTCAGTACGCCGCTTGCGTAGGTCACGCTCTGTGAGATACGCAGGTTCGGACAAAGTTTCTGTACAGGCTTGCAAGCCATAACTGTTCCCTCCTGTCAAAGGCAGGGGGATTGCTCCCCCTCCTGAAATCGTATCTCAGCAGCCGCAAGTGTTGCAGCCGCAGCCGGAAAAACGCAGAGCGTTTACAAGGTAATTGTTCTGTGCCTCCTGCGAAGCCGCGAACTTCAAGGCCTGATTCTCGTTCTGAAGCGCCGCGATCTTCTCCTGCTGACGGGTGTTCTCCATTGCATCCAGTCGTGCAATGATACGGTCAGTGTCGTTGTGGGCAGACTGGATAATGTCGCGTGCGTTGGTTGCCGCGTTGTAGTTAGTTTCGCAGAAACCGCGTTCCATCTGGCGCTGGGTGTCGCAGCAGCAGCCGGACATCTGCGTGCCGAGTGCCGTCAGACCGGCGGTCACGCCGTTAAAGCCGTTGTTCATGTTGGTGTTTACGCCGTTAATAAGCTGGGCATTCTGATAGCCGAGCTGGCAAACCGAATTGTCTACGCCGTGGAAGCCGTTAGAAACCGCGCTGCCAAGCGTGTTGAAGCCGGTCAGCATACCGTTGTTCATGCTGTAAAAGCCGTTGCACAATCCGTCCTGAATGCCGAGAACGGAACGAGACAGGTTGTTGAAGTTGAACTCGCTGCACAGGTCGGAGCGAGTAACCGCGCCCTGATATCCTGCACCGTTGTTACCGCCGAAGCCCCAGCCGTTGCCGCCGAAGATGAGCGCGATAATCAGAAACGCGAAAATCCACGAGCCGTTACCGCCCCACATACCGTCATTGCCGCCGCCGTTGTTGTCAGAGCCAAGAGCGTAGCCGGTTGCAAAATCGTTATCCATTTGAAAATCTCCTTTTCAGTTTATTTTGAACGGAGCCGCGCGAACTCCGAACATGACAAAATCACGCCGGTTTTTCGTCAAGACCCGTAACTGAAAAGGGAACTGTAAAAAATCGTCTTTTTTTTACAGTTGCTTATTTACTTGATATTCATGCCGAACTGCTGCGCAAACTGGTTAAGGTCGATGCCGCGTTCTTTCGCGATGTTCATTGCCATCTGCCGCAGCGCGTCCGGGCTCTTGCCCTGCATGCTCTGCATCAGCTGACCGACCATCGGATTATTGCCTGTCATCTGCTGCAAAAGCGCCGTCGGGTTTCCGCCGTGCTGCATCAGCTGCAAAACCTGCATCATCGGGTTATTCATCATGCCTCACTACCTCCCAGCTTGTCACACAAGGTGTTGAACCGTGCTTTCAGCTCGTCAAACTCGCTTCTCGGAACGAACTGTGACAAATCCGTTTCCGAGGGTTTATTTGTTTCCTGCATCTGCACCCGGCTGTATGCCGCGAAATCCGCGCAGCCGGTTTGAAGGTTGAGCTGCTTTGTATAGATGTATCCGTGCGCCGTGTCCGGCATGATGGTTAAAGCGCCCGAAAAATCGGTCTGAACCGCTCTTGCCTCCTCGACGCTTGCCACTGGACGCACAATATGTTGTGGATACTGCGGCATCTGCACATTCTGTTGTGAATACTGCTGTGGATACTGTGGATAACCGTAAGCCATTATCCGTGCACCTCCGTTTCGTGAAGGGAGCGCTCCTTGTAGGCAAGGTACTCGTCGAGATACTTTGTGTTCCCCGCCTCGCGGTAGTCCTCAGCAATGCGCCGCGCACACTGCTTGTCGTAGCCGATACGTTCCAGTCTTTGTTCGTAGCTCATGCTTTATCGCCCCTCTCTATGCGTCTATTATAGCGCATCGGAAGCGCGAAAACCTGTCACAAAACTTTCAGTATTTTCCGTTTGATATTCCGCAGCCGCCGGTAAACCGTTGCCTCGCTCATATGCAGCGTGTCCGCAATCTGAACAACAGAACGCGCCGTAACTCGTAGATCGAATACGGCGCGTTCCTCATCCGTAAAATTGCACTCGCGCCGGAAATAGTCGCATTCCGGCTTGGTGAACTCTTTTTTGAGGTTCATGCGGTTTACCCCTTCCGCTTGATCTTAACTCCCTTGGTCTTACCGTTTTTCTTCTTCCGTACCGCTACGCTCGCCATTATACACACCTCCCGTGTTATCTCCAGCGACATAATTTGCATAACCACCGTTATCCCCGTTCTCCACGACTACCGTATCGAACTGGCTCCACTGCCATACGTGATAGATGTTCGTTGCCGCCAGCAGCAGAATAAGCACCAGTACAAGCGCTTTCATAAATTTCAGCTGACTTTTCAGCAGCGACAGTACATCACCTGCCAGAATTTCGTTTTTCTCGTTCATGGTATCCTCCCTCTTGGGTATGTTATACCGTCTTGTTTTTAACCGTACAGATGTGCACGGTCGTTGATAACGAGCACACGCATCAGCTCTTCAGTAAGACCCAGCTTGCCGTTTTCATCGCCCTGCAAAAAGCCCTTGTTCACAAGCCGCTGCACCGTGTCTTTCGCCCATGTCGGGCAGTCCTGCACGCGGTCATAAACCTTTGCGTTTGCTTTTTTGATTTCTTCCTGCGCGATTTTGCGCGTCTGCGCTTCCGTCATATCTTCAACCTCTTTCTCTGTCAGCATGGTTTTGAATTTCTGCCACAACTGCGGATTGCGTACCCACGGTTCGGGGCATTCCTTATGCGTCACATCATAGTGACGGCACACGCGCGATACCGGCACATGGTACTTTGCCATCAGCTCACGGGTCAGCTTTGCGGCGCGCTTCATGGTTTCCTCCGGGATAACGTACACGCCGTTTCGGATAACGCTACACATTTCAATTCCAATAGAATTTGCGTTGCGGCAGTCGTTGTAGTAACTGCCGCCGCGTTCCCTGCCGCAATGCCACGCCGTGTCGCTGTCCTTTACGCTCTGGTAAATCTCGTTCGGGTCTACAAAGTAGTGAGCCGACGCTTCCACTACTTCGCGTGCGAAATAATCCGCGTTATTCTGTGCGGTGTCACCGTTGTTCGCGGTAAAGTGCAGGCAAATCCAGTTGATCGGGAACTCTCTGCCCTTGCGGTAATTGCCGTCGTTGCACTGCTTAAACGGAATACTCATTTATTCACCCTTCTTTTTCGGTGTGGTGTACGTCAGCGCCTTTTCGCTGTCCGAAAGACCGGCCGTCGTCGGGTCAATAAAGACCGACAGCACCGCAAGGCACATGGTAACAAGCTGCACAGGGTTAGAGAGCACCGCCTTGATGCCCTCCCACACAGCCGCCCAGCTCGTAAAAGTCTGCGGGTCAACGCCGATGGCGGTGATAGCTACCGACACAACGCCCACCCAGAACCAAGGATTACGCACTCGTACTTTGATGTTCATGTTCATAAATATGCTCCTTTTCCAAGTCCTCGATGCGATGATTCGCAACACGGATTCGCTCGTCAAGCACAGTAACGTCCTGCTGTAACTTGTATGTTTTTTCAACAAGGTTATTGTGCTTCTCGACTTTCTTTTCTAATTGCTCAATGCGGTAGTTGGAAAGATTGCTGCTCAGCGCAATGCCGCCCAGCGTTCCCACCAAAGTACCGACCAGCGACAGAGCCGCTGTGATAACTTCAGCGGGCATACCCCACCTGCTTTCTGTTGTACTTCTGTGTGAGATACAGCTCCGTAATCCTGTATTTGCGCACCGCCTCGCGGATTTCTGCAAAGTCCTCACGCTGTCTGATGTGCTTCGGAAAAAACTCATCGACGATCATGTTCGGTGCAGCGGTGTTTTCTGCGCCCTTCATGTTACACCTCCTGCTTCAGCATTTCGGTCAGCGTGTTGTACTCGCTTTCGGTGAGCTTGCCTGCTGCAAAAAAGATGTCGATCTTGTCTGCAAGGCCGTCGGTATGGTTCTTCTCGATCATGCGTTTCAAAGTACGAAATAACATTGTGTTTGCTCCTTTCATTCGTTGAGACCCAGTTCAAGCAGGATTAACCTGTATTCGTGGTCTACCATCATAGCGTTTGTGTCGTCCTCTGCGGTTGGCTCAGGCTTAGGCAACGCCGCCTTATCCGCCTCGATTTCCTCAGGGGTTCGCGCTACAACCTTTTCGGCTACGAGTTTGTAGCGCGGAACCGCGCCGTCGTAGAGCGGCTTCTCAAGATAATGGCTCTGCGCGAGCGAAAATCTATCGCCATAGCCTTCATCAATTTTCGTCCATCCGGTAAGATCAGCCGGGAGGGAATACTCTCCCTCCAAACGCAAAATACGGCTTTCACTGTCCAGAAGGACGTATACACGGGATTTTGGGGTTTGCATAGTGTCACCTCCTTACAGGTCGGCGGATGCCGTATAATGAAAAGCATAAGTCTTGCCGATTGTAGCGTTGCCATAAGTGTTGATTCCCAATACTTTGTTATTTGTAAAGTCAGTGTGGCACGCAGCGGTTATATCTTCGTCAGTAATCCATTCCGCAGCTTTACCTTCATTTCCAGTTTGCGGGGAATATATTTTCACAACAGGTGTTGTACGCATCTCGACAGGAAAAGCAAGAGCCATCGGAGCAGATGAAGCAGTGCCCGCGATAAACGCGCACGCTCCCTTGTTTGTTTTGGGATTACTTCCTTCAAAAGATTGATAGTAATACCTCTGGCACATCCTCAGCTGCTCCCCGAAGTCAGGGATTTCGTTCAGCACCCAAACGCCGTTCTCCTTATGCGCAAGGGTCTGCGTGTCGCCCAGTTCGAGCTTGATAGCGATGATTATAGCGGAGTTATCTGTTGAACCAGCAAAACCGAAATTGACTTTATTCGATTTGGCGGTCGAAAACGTAATGCTGAGAATACCGCTTGCATCTTTGCTTTCTGTTTGGGCGAGGCCGCCATCCGTTCGATTTCCGGCAAGCAAGCGTAGCGGATCAGAACCCGTTCTATCTTTGTAAAGTAGAGACAGCGTATATGTCGCATTCGGTAAAGTGTTTTCGAAGTATTGATGCACATCCCATTTGCCGCCCATTTTTATACCACCGTCAACAATGCTAAGCGTCGTGTCGTATTGCATCCACCATCTGTCGAGAGTATAAGCAGCTCCTGTCGTATACTCCGTCTGCCCTCTCTGGTTCACCGGTCTGCCAAAATACCAGTTATCCAGCAGATTCGGGTTGACACGGTATTTTACCGCGCCAGAAATCGGAGTGGGATCGGCGGTGGAGACCGCGATGTTCTCGCCCGTCAGCGTGCGGTCGGCAGAGAGATCAAGGCCGTTGATCTTGCGGGTATTGGGTACAACCTCCTCTGCAAGCGCGAAGCCATTCATCCGTGCAAGCGCCGCGTTAAACTGATTTTCCGTGCCCTGATAGCCACCGTCGAGTGCCGCTTCATACGCATCTTTGCCGTCGTTGCCGGGAACGCCCTGAATGCCCTGCACGCCCTGAATGCCCTGCGGTCCCGTGGGGCCTTGAATGCCCTGCACGCCCTGCGGACCCACCGGACCTTCCACCTTGCCGACGCTCACCCAGTCGAGCGCATTTTCGCTCCAGATGTAGCACTCGCGGTTCTCCTCGACCTGATACATCTTGTCGTTGCCGTTCGGAATAGCGTTTCGCAGTGCGGCGAGGGTGCTGTAAACGTCCTCGATGTATAACGCCTTGCCGTCCTTGCCATCTGCGCCCTTTTCGCCCTGTGCGCCCTGCGGACCCTGTGCGCCCTGTGCGCCGCGAATGCCCTGTGCGCCCTGCTCGCCCTGAATGCCCTGCGGACCTCTCGGGCCAATCTCGCCCTGCGGACCGCGTTCACCTCTGAGACCCTGCTCGCCCCTTTCGCCCTGGTCTCCCTTGTTGCCCTTTTCGCCCTGAGGGCCGCGAACGCCGTGCACGACGGTTACGCCGTCCCTGTCCTCGACCGTGCCCTCGGCAAACTGCATCCTGCTCCTCTGCGGCAGCACATTGCCGCCTGCATCGAGGATGACGTGTCCCGAACTTGCCGTTGCAAGCCACGTCGAGCCGTCAAGGCTGTATTCGATTGCCCCGTCGCTGTTGAGCCGCAGCCAGACGAGCGAGCCGTCATTGCACTTGATGCTGATCTCGTCGTTCGCGCTCAGTGCGTTTACAACGTCGATAGCCTCGTTGATCTTGTCTCTCAGCAACCGCGGCAGCTTGTCGAACACCTCCTTGTTTTCCGCAGCCGTGCCGGTCAGCGTGTCCGCCGCAGAAACAACGCCTGTCGAGCTCACCGCGCTGTCTGAAATCTTTTCGATTGCCATTTCATCACCTCACCATAGTTCCGATGGTGTATCTCTTGATAATGCCGAACACGCCGAACGCCTCGTTCAGTGCGTTGTTCTGCATGATAAGTTGCAGAGTCTTATACTTCTTGACCTTGCTGTTGAACGGAAGCACCTGCGGCGCGTCGTTCGTGTTGAACGTGAAGCGGCTGAAATCAATATCTTCCCAGTTGAAAATATCCGCGATACCCTCGCGTATCTGCCGTCCGAAGTCGCGTTCTGTCCGGGCGAATACCTTGACCGAGGAGCGGGTATAAGGCTTCATCATAACGCCGCTGCCGCGCTTTACCATGGTCTTATACGTCATAAAGTCGTCGTCATCGTCCGCCTTGGTGTGCCACTCTGCCGAGATTGCCGTACCGCCGGTAATTCTGCCGTCCGCGCCGAGCGTGCCGCCGTCCGAATACGCCTGCATGGCGTCAATATCCGTGTTCAGCTTGCAGATACGTCCGTCCGATGTGCCGAAATACAGGTTTCCCCTGCTTTCCATCATGCGCACCGCCGGGAAGTTGTCCCAGTAGTAGCACTCGTACACGTAATCGCCGTAGGACTGCGGCTTGTACGCTACGTTCTGGTTGGTATCGAGCACATAGGCATGGTTGTTCACAGACAGCACATAGTAGCCATTCCAGACCACCGCGCAGGCGTTTTCCAGATGATCCTCCTTGGTCAGCGCCGCGTCCACGTAGTAGGAACGGTTTCTTGCCACCTGCAAGGCCGTGATATTGCTGCTTGTCAGCGCGAACACGCCCGTTCGGCTGAGGAATACCGGCTCTTCCGGCAGATACGCGAATGCGTGCTTTGCCACTGCACCGGCACCGGCTGCGGCTCTGCGTACCGGAAACTGTACCTTGTTCGTCGTGCTGTCGATGTTATACCCTCGGAAATAGATCGTGGTCTCGCTGCGGTCATCCGACTTGACGATTGCCTGACTGTCCGAGATTGCCGTATATCCGACGATTGCCGCGCCGTCCGCGCCCACCTTGGTATAGGAGAGGTCGGAAAAATACAACGGATTGTTGCTTTCACACCGCCAGTCCTTGTCCTGCTCGTCCGGATTGCCTGCAAGGAACACCCTGTCCTGAGACTTGCCGCCGTAGATTGCCGCGATGGTACACTTTTTGATCTTCTCGGCGTATCCGTCCACGTGCTTTACAAACGTGATCGTCACGTTGTCCTTGCCCGTGATAGCCGGTTTTGGAGGCGCTGAGGTAAACGTGACCTGTCCCTTACTCCCGTTCAGGCTGTAGCGGCTCGCGTCCCAGACCGCACCATCCACCTTGACCTCTGAAATGCTCTGTACGTCCGTGGTGTCAAGCTGATACACGGTAGCCGAGCCGTCCGCGCAGAACTCGTTCTTGCGCTTATCGCTCAGAAGATTTACATCCTCAAAGCTCGTGCCGCCGCCCGTCGGCTTGTTGGCGATGGTGGTAGTCGGAACGTAAGCGTCCGCTGTCGCGTCCTTGACGGTCTCGCCGTCGAACACAAGGTACTCGCCGCCCGTCAGCACGTACATTTTGTCGTTCAGCGTAAACGAGGTGCCCTGCTTGTTCGTCAGCCCGCTTTTCAGCTCTGTTAAGGCGCTTTCCGTCCACTTGTAAAGCCGTGTGCCGCCATGCACCAGGAAGTATTCCCTGCCCTTGATAATGCCGCGATACAGACCGTTTACCGGCTTTTCGACATTCAGCAGTACGCGCCATCCCTTGCGCTTTTCTGGAAAGCCGCCGCTGTCCGAAATCAGGTTTACCGTGCCGGAAGCGCCGCGTGTTGAGTCAACCTGTGTAGGATTGCTCGACAAATCCACACCCTTGAACTTGGAATACTCGGTTTTGTACCTTTTCGGGGAATCGGGAATCTTGTATGTTGCCATTTACACCCACCCCGTAACCGAGCGCCACGCGCCGCCGCTCGAAGTCTGCTGTCTCCTGCTTGCAAGCATCTGCTTTACGTTCTCGTATTCGTTCAGATACTGCGTCGCCATGGAAATATCATCTTCCTTGAACACCTCCGCCGCGATATACAGCGGAATTGCCCGCTGTGCTTCCTCTGCAAGCGAAAACGTCGTGTCGCCGGGCGTGCTCTCGTCGATGTTCTCCGGGTATGCCTCGTACCAGACCACAAGCGTCCCGACGTACTCCGTCGGGACAAACAGCGTGTCCATGCCGTCAAACTGATAGTCGTTCACGCGCATAAACGTGTTGTTCTTGCCCATGATCGTCAGTCTATCCGGGCAGAACCGCATGAAATCCGGTGCAAGCTCCTTGATATGGAACAGCCGATATCCCTCTGCATCATCGTCCGGCAGCTCCACCTCCACGGATTTGTAAATCGGCATGACCTCGGCAAGGTCTACCATTGCAAACCATGCCGCGTGCGGCATTGCCCGCACATAGTCCGCCACATCGGGCGAGGTCAGCGCGGTTTCCGTGCCGTAGTTGAGGCGCGAGAAGATCTTATCAAGCGCCGCTTTCTGGATTTGCTCCCATGTCATTCGATCATACTCCTTTCAAAAAGGAAAAGGCGGGGTTTCCCCCGCCCCTTGTCTTTACAGTTCGGAAGCGTTCGTGAGGGCGTCGCCAACGATAGAGATTGCACGCCAGTCGTTGAAGCCTGCACCGAAGCGTGCGCGGCCGGACCAGTAGTTCGCATCGGTGTTCTCGTCCACAGAAGAACGGACAGTCAGCGATACGCGGTCAAGCCACGGCAGGCACATAGCGTCCTTGTTGTAGTCGGAATCGAGCAGCATGAAATACTCCTTGCCGCCGATGGTCTTCGGCAGGTAGTTCCATACCAGAACGTTCCACAGACCAACCTGGAAGTTGAACGCATTGTTGTTGGTGTTCGGGTCAAGCTCGGAACCGATTGCCGCAAACAGTGCACGCTTGAGCTTTCCAGAGTTCGGGATGATGATGGTATCCGGCTTGATGTTCAGCAGATTGCCATCGTCGTCGCGGATATCCTGCATCTGCTCCTGTGCCGCATCCAGAATTTCGGTGTACTTGTCCGTGCCTGCGGTGTACTTGAAGCGGTTGGACTGGTTCTTGTAACCCTTAGTCGCCGAGCCGTGCGCGTTGGAGAACAGGGAAACGCCGTCTGCGGAGGTGGTGTCGTACTTCTTGCCGCCGAAGGTGATCGAAGTGCCGACGCCGCCTGCAATCATCTCCGCCGCGTACTTCTCGCGGGTACGGTTGTACGAAGCGCCGAACTTGCGCGCCTTGCTTTCTGCCACATTGAACTTGCTGTCCTCGATGAGTTCGCGGGTGACTTCAAAGCGGCTCTTCCACGTAGTCGGCTCGATGATCTTGGAGTAGCCCTCCTGTACAGAGGTCAGCGGATACGCGCCGTTCTCGCCAACGTCCTGAAAATCACCCAGCGCAGTTGCAGAGGTGTACTTCTCTGCGTAGTTGGGGGTAGTGTCCATGTAGAACACTTTGTCAATCATGCTCTGCTCCTGAAAGCTCTCTACGCGGTCTGCGATAATTGCCTTGATGGGAGCCTGCGATTTGCCGAAGAAGGAATCCGCAACGCCGGAGCCTTCAGAAAAAGTAATGCCTGCCATAAATTATCTTGTCTCCTCTCTTTTTTAGGCGGCAACCGCTGCCGGCTCAACGAACACGCCGGTAACGGTCGAGTTGGTGGTAGCGCCGTCGGTGGTAAGCACCTTGAAAACGCCCTTGGTAGCGGTTGCGGTAACGGTCAGCGCATCAGCCGCCAGAGTGACAGCCGAGCCGACGACGGTCTGTGCAACGGTTGCGGTCGAGGTAGTCTCAAACACGATGTTGTCATTCACCTCGATAGCCGGGTAATTGCCGTCCTCGCGCTTGGGACCCATGATAATGTGAGTCGGCTTGACGGAAGCGGTGCCCTTTGCCAGAGCGCCGGAAGTCAGAGTAGCCGCCATGCCGAGGGTCAGGCCGTCCGCGCCGGGAAGGTAAACGAACGGGGACACATCAGCCACGCGGCGATATGCGATCTTAAACATGAAAAAATCTCCTTTTACTTGTATTTTTTGAACTTTGCCACAAGCTGTGCGTGGGTAAGGTTCGGAAATGCGTGCTTCATCATCTGCATTTCCTGCGGGTCGATTACAACATCGTCACCGCCCGCATTGCCTGCTGTGGGGGTCAGGTGGCTCTTGCCGTTTACGTTGTTCATCGCCTGCTGTTTTGCCGCTGCGGCTTTCTTGCCGGTGAGCGTATCAAAGTTTGCAAGGCGGAACGCATCAACGAGCGAATAGCCGCGGTTGACGTACTCGTTAAAAACGGGCGCGTTCGGGTGGTTTGCCAGTGCAGCAACGTCGGTAATGGACGGGTCAAGGTGGGAAATCTCCTTGATTGCCTCGTTCATCTTCCGCTCGCCCTCTGCCGCTTCAAACTGCGCTGTAAGCTGTTCTGCGCGCTTGACCTTCGGGTTGTTCTCGATCATCCGGTCGAGAATATCGGGGTCGAGGCCCGCCTGCTGCATCTGGTTGCGCGTCAGCTGCTCCTGCTCGCGCTGGTATGCCTGCTGATACGCCCGCAAATCAGCTTCCGAGGTGATCGGCTTGTGGGTGTACGGGTCAAGCTGACCCTCGTACATCTGCCGTACCATCTCGTCCTTTGCCGCCTGACGCTCCTGCTGAATGCGCTCATTAAACTGCGCTTCCGCTCTGCGTCGTGCAGCGGCAAACCGTGCGTTATCTTCCGCACTCTGTACTCCCTCGGGTGCAGCTTCGGCGGTCTGCTGCTCGTTTTCGCCTGTTTCCCCGGGTCCGATGGACGCAGCTTCGGCGGTCTGCTGCTCGTTTACGCCTGCCTCGGTGGTTTTCACTTCGGTTTCCATAATTCCATCCATTTGCTGTTCCTTTCTGGATTTTTACGCTGTTCCGTGCGATTTTGGGCATAAAAAAACCGCCCTTTCGGACGGTCTTTCTTTACTTGCTGCCCTTGCTGCGCAGGTCGCCGCCGGTCTTAACGGTCGGCTTCTTGGTCTTGGTCTGCGCGTACAGCGCCTTGACCTCCATGCTGCCGGAGTTCTTCACCTTACCGGCCAGAGTTGCACACTTTGCCATACTATTTCACCTCCTTTACTACCTGCTTATAGTTTGAACACTGCGGATTTTTGCAAATAAGCACGAGCTTACCGTCTACAGTGTCGGTCTTGGTGTCGATTTTACATACCGGACATACCATAACTGCCGCCTCCCTCCTGATAACTCGGCATTGTCTCCGGGCTGACGTAGCCGGACTGCGTAATATCGGGAATGCCGTCTGCATTTGTTGCCATCGGCTGCATCATTGCCTGCTGCTGTGCCATCATCTGCTGCTGCTGTTCCAGTCGTTCGGAAAGCTGCTGCTTTGCCTCGCTTGCCAGTGGGTAGTGCAGCCCCTCCATGATCGTCCAGAACGTGAGTAGACTCTGCATATCGGCTGGGTCGCCAAAGCAGCCGTTTTCGAGGTTCATTCTCGCCTCCTGCCAGAGGTTTTCACGGTTGCCTGCAAGCGGCGCGGTCTGGTCGACGCTGAACAGAAATTCATCGTTCCAGTACGGTTCGCCTGCCTCGTCCACTTTGAGAAAGTCCATCTTGTTAAACGTGCCGTACATCTGCGTGCCGTTGGTATCCTTGTAAACCATCGGCCGCGGCTCGTCACTGTACGCCAGCAGGAACTTGAACATAACCTCGAACAGGTCAGCATAGGCGGCGTTCTTCATGACCTTGCGGCTTTCCAAGCGTCCGGCGGTCTGCGCCGCTGCAAACTGCTTTGCCGTGCCGCTCGTTGCGGTGCTGTCCTTGCGTCCCTGGAACGAATCTGTAATACCGATCAGGTTACGCATTGCCGTGTAGGTGCTGTCCTCAAACGCCATATCGCGGGAAATATCCGGCTGCAAGGTGAGCACATCGAGCATTGCCTTTTCTTCCGGACCCTCGATTTCAAGCACTTTGAAATTCTCGTCCGTGCGCCGTATCTGCTTGCCCCGCGGCAGTGTGATGACCGAGCCGCCGCCCAGCAGCTTTTGAGAAATGGAGCTGTCGAGCTTGTTAATCAGCATCTGCTGATCTCGTATCATATCCACATCAGACGAGCCGAGCAGCTTTCCGACTACCGACACATTGCGCCGCAGTACCACCGGATACACATCCGGCTTGTAGTACGGAATCATGTCGTTTTCCTCGTGCTGTGTAACGGTTGGATTGCCCATCTCATCGAGCTGCACTTTATCTACGATCTTCGTCATCGGGATACCGTTCTCGTCCGTCCGCGCAAAGTCCTTGACGGTTTTCTGTTCACCGCTCTTACTGCCGCAGTATGGACAGGTATCGCCCTGCATATCCGCGCCGCACTTGCTGCAAGTCTTGATGCGCCGCGCCTGATAATCTTCCATGTATTCGAGCAGTACATCATTGCACCATGCTACGCGCCCGATACCGCCCTCCTTGTTGCGGAAATAGCCGATGTTCTCCGTCGCCATATCGTCGGCGGTGGACTGGTCAAAGCCTCGTGCGTCCGGCTGTTCCTCGTCCTCGTCTGCCACGTCCTTGCCGTACTTTTTCTTGATATAGTCCTTGGTCTGTGCGAGCTGAATGAAAAAGTAATCCATCTCCGGGATATTGTAAACGCCCGGCTGTGGAATAAACTGTTTCGGATGCAGCAGCGTAACACTCAGCGCGCCACGCGTGGTGTGCGTCCGCTTGGTGTTGTCCCATTCCACAAGGAACAAATCGCCGCCGTGTGTCGGTGTGGTTCTCTCGTCCTGATCGTTCAGCCGCTCAAAGGGAAGCCGGTCAAGCTCGTTTCGGATGTAATCCTCAATCGTCTTTGCGAGCTGTTCGTCCTCCTCGTGTCGTGGCGTGACCTTAGGCGTTGGAATATCGCTCGATACTTCCGCCTCGATGATCTCCGCTACCACGTTCCGCGCCACTACTGCGTCTTGCGTTTTCTGGTTCTTGCCGTGCACCTTGTCGATTTTGTGCGTACCTCGGTAAATCTCTTCCCGCTCGACCATTAAATTCAGTTCGTCCTGGTACTTGCTCCGCGCCTTGCTCAGCCTGTCCTGCCACTTCTTCAAAATCGCCTCGTCGCTCTTGCCCGTTTTATCAAACGGATTTTGCATTTTATCACCTCATTTTCAAAACGGGTTGCCCCATTTAGAGATTAGATACTCACGGCCTGCCTTGTCGGCGTTGTAGTAGTCCTCATACATATCATCCGTCCACTTCGCCCGCTTGCCTCGCGGCTTGTCCTCGGTGTAGCTCTGCTGTGTGCGTGCATAGTAGGCGATAGCCAGCGCCATAACACAGTCATCGTGTGCGCCCTGCTCCGCCTCTGCTCTGCCCTTCTCGTTACGGACAAACGTCAGCATTTCGCCCAGCGTGTCCGCGTCGTTCAGCAGCTCCGCACTCTCGCGCACTACCTCAACCAGTCCGGCAATAATAACCGGCCTTGTAACGCTTGTGGTTTTGAAGCCGTAGCTGTCGCGGGGTCTGTGGGTGTAGTTGTCCTCGGTCTGACGGACGTACTGCCGCGGATACCGCAGCCGTTGCAGCTCCTTGATTGGGTAACTGCTGTAATTCGCCTCTATCGCAATCAGCGCCTTGTTATAGTAGATACCCAGACAATACATCTGTGCAGCGTAAACATCTTCGTCGAACTGGTGCCGCAGTGTACACACCTGCCGCCCGTTGGTGTTGTCGAGCACTTGCCCCACAAACCAGTCTGAGCCCTCGCCCGACGTATCCCCGCCGATCACATACGGTACGCCCTCGCGCCTGTCCTGATAGATCGAGATGTAGCCGCCGTCATCGTCTACCCACTTAATAGAACGGTCATCAATCCTGACTTGATTCGCCAGTGCATCAAACGTCGTGGAGTACACAAAGTACCCGCGACGCTCTGCCGGTGGAAGCTCTGCCAGCCTGCCGTTTACCTTGGCCGCGTCAAAGATCGTCTTGCCGATAACGCCCCACTGCCCCAGGCAGTACACCTGATAGTAATACGGGTCGCTGTCCTTGTACCCCTCGAGCGTGCGCTTATAGTCGTCGTCCAGCCATGCGTTATCCTTGTAGGTGGTTTTGAGCGTCACCGCCCGCGCATCCTTGCGGTCAAAGAACCGCTTTTTGAGCCAGTGCAGCACGTTGATCGGGTTAAACGAAAGCGTAATCTGACCGTGTATCCGCTTGCCTCGCAGACGGATATCAAGCTGATTAAAATCAGCCTCGGCTATCTCGCTTGCCTCCTCTATCCAGATGTCCGTTAATTCGCCCTTCGGGAAGGTAACAGACTTGATCTTCTCCGGGTCATCCAAACCCTTGAAAATACAGGCGTTGCCGGTCAGACGGCAGACGATCCGCAGATCGGTAACATCGAACAGCGCATGCAGCCCCCAGCCGTTAATGACCTGCTGCATCAGCGCAAACGTACTCGTGCGGTTGGTGTCGCCAACCTTGCGGACTACAAGCACATTACACAGCGGCTTGCTCATCATGCGCACAATCAGCCGTTGAGCCGCGAACACGCTCTTGCCAGAGCCAGCGCCGCCGAACAGCACAATATAACGGTGCTCATCATCCGAGAGCAGCGGCAGGTAAGCCGCATTGAATGCCCGCTTGGGAATGTTTACTTGCACCTGCTCACCTCCCGAATTGTACAAAAGTTACGTTTTGCATAATTCGCGTTGCTTTCCGTCCCGCTTCGAAGTATAAACCCCGGAAAAACCGGTATCCATCCGCGCGAAAACGTCTGATTTTGCAGGATGCGCAACACCAACTTGCAAAACAGGGTAAAAAAATAAGCCTGCACCGCCCGAAAGCGGCTGCAAGCCGTTACTCTGTATCTTTCATTTCGTCATCATCCAGCAGCTTTACCGTGATCGTCTGCGCTCCTACGATTTCCCGCCGCTCGATAAACGCGCCGATACTCCGTGCGCGCAGCTCAGAGGCTTTCAGACGGTCCTTAATGTCCGCCGTGTTATCCCTCATGGTATCGCTCCAAAACTCGTTAATCTCCGCCATATCCGCCACACGGGCACGGTCTAACAGTTCATCTCGGTCTGCAACGTATTTACCAAGTTTAACCAAGTTCTGTGAACCTATCACGTCGGAGTTATTGCCCCTGTAACCGGCAAGCCGTGCCGCCTCTGCTGCTGTCTTGCCTTGCTTGTAATAATCAATCCATGCCCGCTGTTTTGCGGTCAGCTTGTCCATACTCTCACCCCCTTGCCATATAGACACAAAAAAGCCGCCCCGGTTGAGTGGAGCGGCTTTTGTCTGCCTACAATATGTTGTCACTTGTCCATATACTCACGCACTGCCTGCAAGATATACGCCTGTACGCTTTTACCCGCATCGGCTGCGGCCTGCCTGATCTGTTTTCCCTCGTCTTTGTCCGGGCGTATCATGATATTGTCTTTGCTCCTGTTGTACTTAACATTTGCCTTGATCTGTGCCTCTGTTGCCATGTTTGCACCTCCTACATATATAGAATAAGTGTAACACGGCTTGCTTTATACGTCAACGTATAAATCTGCATGACAGTTAACGTGTATCTTTGTGCATCTTGCCTATTGCATTATACGTTAACGTGTAGTATCATGTAATCACAGCAAAGGAAAACACCGAAACACAAAACAGGAGGTACACACCATGTTTAACAATATTAACACTCTCGACGAACTCCGCAAGGCATACCGCGCCGCAGCATTTGCCGCACATCCGGACCACGGCGGCAGCACCGAAGCAATGCAGGGAGTCAACGCAGCCTATGAAAAGCGTTTTGAAATCCTCAAGGCTGAGCAGAACCGCAAAGCCGACGCAGACCCGACCGGCAAGACCCGCCGCGTTGAGGAGATGCCGGAAGAGTTCCGCGCAGTGATCGAAAAGCTCCTCAGCATCAAGGACATTATCATCGAGCTGTGCGGCTCCTGGGTATGGGTATCCGGTGAGACCCGCGAGCACAAGGACGAGCTCAAAGCGGCTGGCTGCTTCTGGGCGAAGAAAAAGGGCATGTGGTACTGGCGTTGCGCTAAGGACGCACACCACGGCAAGAGCCACGCAAGCATGGCCGACATCCGCCGCAAGTACGGCAGCGAGCGCATCACCTCGGACGGTCACCGCGCCGACGCTCTCCCGGCATAAGGGAGGGCGTCACCATGATTGACTACGGTTCCCGCGGAGAGCGTCAAGATCACATCTGGATTATGATGCTGTCACCTGCCAAGCGCACCAGCTTGCCGGAACTCTTGCAGAGCGACAAGCGCGCCGCCGAGAACATCGCCCGACTGCAACGCATGATCGAGGACTTACAGCAGTACCGGCGCGATATGGCCGAGCGTGCCGCCTATCTGGTCAGCACGCAGCCGACCCGATCCGCCGAACTCAAGCGCCGCCGCGATGCATGGGGAAAGAAAGTGTACTACTACTTTACCGAGTGGGACACCTTTCCGGACGGCACACGGCAGCGTGTCAGCGTTAAGACCTACGACGGCACCGACCGCCACAAAGCCATAGCAGACGCAAAAGAGTATCAGCGCACCCATACCGGCATAGCCGTATCCGTTGACATTGCCAAAGGCAAATTTGAACGCTGAAAGCCACCTACACCGGGCGGGGCGGTATAACCCCGCAGAAAGGAAGATATAAAATGACCATCAAGGCAAACTGGAGCGCGTACAGCGTCCGCAAGGTATGTATCAAAAACGACTTCTGCACGTCCATGACGTGCGACGAGTACGGACATATGCTCGACTGGGTATCTTCCCACGAGCCGACCGCTGAGGCTGTCGCCACTGTTGCCCACCTGATCGAGCAGGGCACCGGCACGCCGGAGGGGGTCACCCGCGACGAGTTTTACGAGTGCATCACTTTCGCACTGCTTAACAGCGCGATCACCTACCGGCTGGAGGCGTAACCCATGTATAACATCATTACCCCTGAGGACTACCGAGCAGCCGAGGCCGTTTTTATGGCCGATCCTCGCGCACTGTGCGAAAACGTTATCATTTCGGAGTGCGACTGCTCTCAGTGCCCGACGCGCGAGCTGTGCGAGGCTCTATGCGCTTATGATAACCGCTAAGCAACATCTAAGCAACATCTAAGCAACATCTAAGCAACATCTAAGCAACATCTAAGCAACATCTAAGTAAAAGCACCTTCCCGAAGCCATCCCGGGGAGGTGCTTTTACTTATGACAATTAGAGGTGCAGCCACGCGGGATTGCACCGCGTATCAACTTTCGGCTGCATGTATACCGCTTTCGCGGTATGTGCGCGTATCGCTGCGCCTTGCGTCCGGCTTTACGGACGGTTTCCCGGCTTGCGCTCAGGGGCTGCTACAAAATAGGACGTTCGAATTTTGAACCCCTCGCGCGCAGTTATCGGCCTGCAAACCGGCGGACTTTCACCGCAGGGCGCTACCCCGTTGCAGGGAATTACTCCCTGATACACGTGCTGCTGCGCTGTGTACTGACGCTTTGGCCCTGCGCAAGGCCTGCCGGGCAGTCCGGCGAAGTTCGCAAACAGATGCCCGTCTTTCCGAGCCGCCAGAATAGGTGTCGGCGCGCCGTTCCGTAAGCTGCGCCCGTGCTCGTCTTTCCGAGCCGTCAGATTATGGGCAGCCGTTCGGCTGTCTTTTTTGCCCCGCCGCCCTCATGCAGGCTTTGGAGCATGTGCGGCATCTCTGCCGCGTTTCCTTGAACTGTATTCCCGAGAGTCAAAGAGCCCGCGCGCCCTCGTGCAGACGCGGCGGACAGGCTGAGACGGTTTCCCGTCTCATTAGGGAATGCCTTGGGCGAAAGGAAGTGTGAGCCCCTCCGGCCTCGTGCAGCCTTTGGAGCGTGTCCCCCGCCGAAGCAGGGGAGAGAATTAGGAGGACATAACCGGAATTTATCAACCCGTGAATGCCGTGGTTTTGCTCCCTTGGAGCTCTTCCACGATATCAGTATATCACATTATTGCGTATTGTGGGGTATTAACTTATCCACAGCATTCAGTGCCATTCTGTGCATGTAGCCCTTCACGTGCGCCTCGCTGTAATGCAGCCGCCGCGCCGCCTGTGCCCATGTTGCGCCGTTCACGTAACGTTCAAGCAGGAGCGTTTGTAGCTCGTTATCCCGCATTTCACCCAGCGCGCGCACGATCTCGCCGTATATCTCTGCAAGCTCGTTTTCCTTCTCTGCGATCTTCTCGCCCAGTTCGATGTAGGGGTCTGCCTTGTTCCCCGTGCTCCCTTTTCCGCCCGGCGTGTCCCTTACCGGCGCGGTTGCGCCCGTTGCCCGTGCATAGGCGCGTTTCCGCGCCTCCTGCAAGGCTGTAATCGTTTTTTCCAGTGCGCGCCCGCGCATCAGCCATTCTTTCGCTGTCATCGGCTTGTAATCTCCTCGGTGCTTCCGTCGTGTTTGAAAGCTATCCGTCTGCGGTAGCTTTCTGTTCTTTTTGTGCACCTTTCGCCCGGCTCGCATCCCCTCGAATGCCGGTTAACTAATGCGTAGTGGCACGCCCACAGCTTCAGATTTTTATAGTTGCCGAGCGTCCGCCAGTACGCGCACGTCCTGCACGGCGTATCGCCATAGTAAGTAACGCCGGACCTTGTCGCTGTATTTTTAGTCATGCGACGTCACCGTAACCGGAATGATCATCTCCGGCAGGAAATTCACCTCGTAGTGGAACTTGTCCACGTAAGCGCCGCTGACGTCCTCCACAACGTAGATCGTCCAGTCGTTGAGGTACACAAGGTGTTTCTTGTAAACGCCCTGCCCGGTCTCGACAGTCACCTCCAGCTCGTTCTCGCTGTTGTTCGAGATGGCGAAGTTGCCGATCAGCTCAAACACCGGCTTGTCCGTACGCGCGTTGATGACTTCCAGACGGCGCGTGACGTTGAAATTGTCCGCCTCCTTCGAGATGTTGTACGCAACGCGCTCGCTCTCCCTGCAGGCCGACAGACTACACATCATAGCACCGCAGAGCAGTGCCGCCATGATTTTCTTTTTCATTTTTGTTCCTCCGTGTATTTTCTCATAATTTGAACCGCCACGCGGCAGGCCTCGTCGCAGGCGACCAGCACCTTCTCTTTGCCGCGCAGTCCGCCATAGTATTCGATCTCTCCTAACGCCTCGGCCGAGGTTGCCGGGTCGAGGATGCGAATTGCCTGGTTAATCGTCACAGTTCCACTCCTTCCACAAATGCGCCGACTTCCAGATCGTGCAGGTACTCGCCCATGTGCTTTTTCTGCTGTTTTAACAGCTCGATCGAGCACTTCGGCGTATACTCAAGCACGCCCGCCTCGTACTTGGTAACCATCCAGTGCAGCCTCTCGTACCGGTCCTTGGTCTCGCGGTACTCGCGCTTTCTGCGCTCCTGCCACGCATCCGGCGCGTCTTCCGGTCTGCCTTCCTCGATCATCTTCTTCATTACTTTCAGCATGGCAGCGCATGTGTCGTAAAAACTTACCGCCTGTCCCCACCCTTCTAAGCTCGAATAGAGTTCCACGTTGGCATCTGCTACCTTGATAGCTTCATCAATCGTCATTTTCTGTTCCTCCATAATGTTCAACAATGTACTGGTTCGCCGTGGTTTCCGGCGCGGTTTTCCATGCATTATAATCTGGTATGCCATTAGATAGCAGCATTATTGCAAGCAAGCAGGGAAAGGCGAATAGCGCTGCAAATATAGGCTCATAGGTAAACGCAATTACCACAAGGAGAATTGCTATAACAGCAAACGCCACTCCGCAAACGACCGTAAGCATCGTCATCTCGGTCTGCTGCTTGCAAACCTCCTGCACCAGTGTTTCCGGCGTAACGCCCATTTGAGCGGCGATCTCAGAGATGGTCATTCCGTTACTCCCTCACATTCCGCCCCGCACGCCGCATAGCCTGCCAGATCAATCCAACTGTCAGCCTTTCCGTTGCCTGCTGCAATGCGTGCAATCTTGAGCAGCGCCATCATTGCAGCAACGTCCTTTGCCTCTACGCGCACGTTCACGCCCCTTGTGCAGGCTTTATTAAGATACGACTCCCACAGCTCCGCAATCGTCTTAAAGTTATCCTCCGGTGTGCCGTAGTCCGTCTCGCGCTGTCCGCATACGCACTTCTCCGCCGCGTGCAGGATGTCCGCACGGGTCAGCTTGCGCTTTTCGTCCTCTCCGTACTTCTCGACTACCTCGCGGATGTCGGGGGTATCGTCAATCACTTCAAAGTCGAGTAAGTGCGCCACCTCCTTCGGATTTTCATTCACGTATTCTTTGCAGCATTTCGTACCTTTCTTGCGATATAACACACATTGAAAGCAATACCGCCGTTTTTGGCAATGCTCACCGACCACCGACTCAATGCTGCCGTACACCTTGCCGTCTTTCTTAAACACCATTGTCTGCGCCTCCTTCCTTTCTCTCGCCGTAGCTGCAAAAGTCGTCCAGCCAAAAATTCAAGCTGTATTGTGCTCCGCCCTCATGGTCAGTCGAAACGGCTTCGTTTTCACATTCCATGCGCTTGTGGTTAAAATGCTTGCAATCGCGACAATGCACCACCGGCTCCCAATCCTTGAGGTTCTCCGCCTGTTGTGCCACCCATTCCTGCGACACTTCTGCATTGTGCTCTGCTGTACGTAGCAGTTCGATTAACTCCTTTTTCGTCATGTGGAGTAAGGTGCTGTCTGCCAACGGTTTATACATTGCTTTCGCCTCCGTCCTTTATTACACCGTAACTGCAAAAATCGTTGGGATTGCGAGGCAGCAATCCGCAAACCGCGCACACCGTCCCATACAGGTGTGTGCAATCCTTGCACCGCACCACTGGAACAACGTCGGCGGCAGGCGCTTTCAGAACAGTTGCAACGCAATCGTCATATCCGCGCCGGTACATAGGTGAGGCGTTGTATGATTCCATTGCTCTAAGTTGTGCAAGTAATACTTCTCTCGCAATGTATTCAGCCATTGTCTGCACCTCCGTCCATCTTCGCGCCGCAGTTGGGGCAGTATGGCTTGCTGTACTCTTTCGAGAAATTCCGGCAACGAGTGCACTGCTCCTCATAGTTTCCCGTTTCCCGATTGAACCGTCCTATGCTCCACCGCCCATGCACCACCGGCGCAAATTGTTCTAACTGTTCGTAAGGACAAGCGCCAAGATTACAATAAGTACCCGTTTTGACACATATGCCTCCATGCCTTTCATTCTTGCAAAACTCACTCATCCCTCATCGCCCTTTCTACAAGCTCCTGAAGTAGCTCCATCGTGCTGTACTCGCTCAAATCCGGCTTTTCGTCTTTCGGCTCGTCTATCAGATCTTCAGAAACCCACATAGCCGGACGCACCGCATACGAGTTCGAGCAGACGTAGCTGAGACAATCGCCATCGGAGTACACGAGCAGTGCACGCGCTGCGCCGCTGCGCCCCGGTGCGCCATCGCCAGTTGCCAGCCAATAGCTTCTCTCGCAATCTGGAATATAGCGTGAATACTTGCGCCATTCGTCAAACGTCAGAGGTGCTGCTGTGCAAGTAACAACCCCATAATTAGCGCGTCCATCCATGGTCAGCAAGTCAATTTCTCTATAAAAAATCAGTTCCTTGTTCAAACCAGATGCAAATTCGCAATACCACCGCTCTACCTCATTGCGCAGCTTACTTTTGGTATAGTCGTTGCCGTCCGTGCTGAATGGCGTGCTTCCAAACGGCTCTTTTAACAGCACAAACAGTTTGTCTTTGCCGTCCTTTGCCGTGCCTTTCTCTATGTCCAGTACCGCAAATTCCGTCCCTTTGATGGTGATAATATCACCCGGCTTACACTTACCCATTTACATCTCCTCCAATTCTCTCAGCTCCCGCAGCCCCATGTTGGCGCCGCAGCTCATCAACCGTCATTGCTTTCCTCCGGCATATCATCCATCTTAATGCGTTCCTTCGCCATTTCGATTGCAAGGCGGTATACCTTGGCGTGTGTGTTATCTCCGTGCGTTTTCTGTACTGCGGCGGCAAACTCGTCCAAATCTCCGAAGAAGCAACCTACAATTACTTTGATTTTTTTATCCCGGCAGGCGAAGAAAGTTGCCGTGTCATCGCGCGAACCAACATTGGAAATCCAGAAAATCGCACCGCACTTGTAAACCCGTGCGTCGCCGTCAACCCGTGCGTCGCCGTAAACACATGCGTTGCCGTAAACCTGTGCGTTGCCGGAAACCTGTGCGTTGCCGGAAACCCGTGCGTCGCCGTAAACCCGTGCGTTGCCGGAAACACATGCGTCGCCGAAAACCCATGCGTTGCCGTAAACCCATGCGTTGCCGGAAGCATCAAGGTTTTCCTCTTTTTCAATCCATCCGCCCAGTTCCCCAGCTCCGACTTCCCCGAACGAAATCAACGCCCGAATGCGATGCAGGGTATTCCCTAAAATCGCTTTGGTTTCTCCGGTAAATTCAAACTTTTTATTCATTGTTTTCCTCCCATTCTCTGCAACCGCTTTCCGCGTCCATAAAATCCGCCCCGTGCTCGCTGTCACCGTTGAAGCACACACCGCAGAACGGCTCGTACCACTTGCAGGTCTTGCAGGTTTTCATGCGTTCCCTCCCCACTGTTCAGCCATAGCTTTTGCAATGCCCGGAAACGTTTTGCTTCTCGCCTTTGCGCGGTCTTTGCCTTTTATATCCATTACCCAGCAGGAGCGGCGAACCGTGCCGTTTTTCATGTGCAGTTCTCTGCTCTTTTGCGGTTCTACCGCTTCGATTGGAAATAAAGGACTAACCCCTTTTATCCATAAGCATGTTTTCTTTGTAAACGGGTGAGCTGCACCGTAAAACTGGTATGGATTGATAATCTGCGTGTACTCCGGCAGGCAGAAAATGCTTGACGGCACAGGGTTTTCAATCACAATTCGTGGGACATCCGCCCACCAGAACCGCATAAACAAATCTCGCGCTCGAATGCCGAGTTTCACGCGCTCCGGCTGCAACTGATGGTGCGCCCATAAATGCCTTGCTCCCGCGTTCGTCAGATACGTGCAAGGCGGATGTGCAATCAGCAAATCCCACTTGCCTACCTCGTGTTCCTTACCATCCATGGTAATTATTACCCCCCCTGCTACCGCAGCGAGTGCATCCCCGAGGATATGCCACTCGGGATGACCTCCGGACGGCTCCTGAATATCGCAGGAGTAGGCTTCGTGTCCTTTTTCGTGGAACGCCTTGCAAACCGTCTGTGATTCCTCACAGGCTACTAAGACTTTCATTTACACCACACCTTCCATCCCAATCTGCACCGTTTCCGGCTCTTTCAGCATTTCATCTTTTGCAAGCCGGTAAAACTGCTTATCCAGTTCAAACCCATAGCTGTTTCTTCCCAGTTCCCGCGCCGCTCTCAACGTCGAACCGCTTCCGGCGCAGGGGTCAATCACCGTATCGCCCGGGTCGGTGAAAATCTCAATCAGCTTTTTCAGCACCTTCACCGGCTTCTGCGTCGGGTGCAGCTTGGGAATCTCCCTGCCGTCCCGCTCCCAGTCGATATGGTCAAACACCATCTTTCCGCTTCCGCGAATGACCTTGCCGTCCTCGTCGTACTGCCTGCCGTTGTTAAACTTCGGCAGCTTGTCTCGATACAGTACAACCGCAAATTCGGTTGCGCCTACAATGCGCATATTGGCTTTGAGCACCTGCGCGGAATACGGCTTCGTGAAAAACAGCGGATAGCTGTTCTTGAACCCGTACCGTCTGCCGTACTCCATAACCGTCTGCATCTGGTCGAACGCGCAGAATACGATCATCGCCGGTGCAGCGTTGCGTTCCTTTGGCTCTTTCTTCAAAAGCCGGTTGCAGAAGTGCATATATTCGGCAATCTTGAAATAGCCGTCCGTGCGGAAAAAGCTGCTTTTCGCCTTTGCGCTTTCTCCGTTCTTGTTGTCGCCGCCGACATACCACATTGGATTGCTCCCGTATGCATCCGCGCCGATGTTATACGGAATATCTGCAATCACAAGCTGTGCTTTCGGAATCCCGTAGCGCTTGTAGTTCTGGAAATTATCGCAGAACAATTCACATTTAACCTGTTTCATCCGTTTCGTCCCTCTCCCAAATCTCAACCACAATCCGCGGATTCTTCGCATCCACCTCAAAGTGATCTTCAAACCCTCGAATATTCTTCCATCCGTCGTTACTCAAATACCGCGCCTTAACAAGCGCGTCCTGAATAACCTTTCTGCCAAACGCGCAGATATTGTCCTTGTCCCGCCGCCGGTCCTTTTCGTACCAGTGATAAACCATGTACACCGGCTCCTGAATTTCCGCGCCGCCCATCTGCCGCGCTGCATTCATCACAACGGCCTCGCACTGCTTTTTCAGCCGTGCCCCCTCCTGTCGATTACGCCTTTCCGCCTCGATTAGCTCGTTCAGCCCGGGCAGCGTGCCCTTGATCGTAAACTTATAATTCACCCGCTCGCCTCATTTTCCTGATCTTGTACGTTACAGCAGGCAAACTCCTGCCGAGTCTCCACGCGATCATGCTCACGCTTTCTACCTCTCATAACCTTCCTCTCTCATTTGCCGTCTAATTTCTTCCTTCTGTGCTCGCCATGCAATCTCCCAGTCCGGCGTTTTCTCCGGTTCCGTCTTTGCTTCCGCCTGCTTTGGCGCGTCCTTGATGCGATCCCAGATAATGCCCTTCCAGTTGTTCGCCATGCTCAGCCGGATAACCTCGGCAACCGCCGCCGCTCCGTGGCGCTTTACTCGGTTTTCTATCTCGGTCAGCAGAGACTTCAAGCCGACAGCCTTGTACGCCTCGCGCCGCTCCTGCTTGTAGGTGATCCAGTCGCGCACCGCAGAAAGCACAGGCTCAGAAAACCGCTCTGCAAGGTCAGGCTCTTTCGGCTTTGGACTCTGCGTCTTTTTCGGCATCTCCGGTTTCGGCGGCTGCTTTGCAGGCGCTTCCTCCCGCTCGCCGCCCTGGAACTCGTCATACCGGCATGCCGTGATTACCGTATAATGCCGGTTGCTTTTCACCGTGATTTCTCCGGTTTTCTTGAGCTTTCCGAGTGCCGTGCGCACCTGCTTTACCGTTAGCCCGCTCTCGTCTGCAATCCCCTGCAAGCTCGTCACAAACGCGCCTCGGGGAATCTCGCTCCCCATGAACTGGCTTTCCTTGTAGTTTGCCCTCAGCAGGATATGCAGCCACAGCTTGCAGACGGGGATGTCCTTGTACCACCCCCACTCTGTGAGCTGTCGGTAAATCTGTATATGCCCGTTCGTCAGCATCCCCTGTCACCTCTCAAAACGGAACGTCGCCCTGGTCGCTCTCGTCCGACATGATAAAGTCACTCTCGTCCGACGCGATGAAGTCGCTTTCCTCTTCCTTCGGCTTGCCCTCGCTCTTGCCGCCGCAGAAGTCAATGCTTTCGCACTGCACCTCCCACGAGCGGCGTTTGTTGCCGTTCTTATCCTCCCAGTCGCGGCTTTCGAGCCTGCCGGAAACAATGCACATGTCGCCCTTGTGGAACCACGTATGCGCGTGCTCTGCCAGTCTACTCCACAGAACCACGTCAATGAAGTCACTCGGGTACTTTCCGCCCGCGTCCTTGCGGCTTCTCTGCACCGCCAGCGTGCCGCCTGCAACCGCCGTGTTGCTCTGCGTGTATCGCAGCTCAAAATCCTTGGTGAGCCGCCCCTGTAAGATGATCTTATTCAGCATTTCGTCCTGTCTCCTTTGTGTATTTCTGCTTTTCCTCGCTCCACAGCGGATACATACTTTCGAGGTACTCCCGCATTTCTTCCTTGATTTCCTTGCCGTCACCCTGGTCCATTTCCCGATGACACTCCGGGCACAGCATGACTAAATTCGTCGGAATCCCCATGCCGCCGCGTGCTCTCGATACAAAATGGCACGCTTGCAGTACGCCGCCCTTCCCGCAGTGGCGGCAAACGCCGCCGTCCCGGTCGTAACACTCTTTCCAGACACTTGGCGACACGCCCGTAAACTTCGTCTGCCGCCTCATACCGTTTTCTCCTCCGATGTTGCAAATCTCCAAGTATAACCGGCGTATTTCGTTCGCTTTCTGTTGCAGCATTGGCTTACATTCGATGTCGTAAATCCATCGCGTTTGCAATCGTTTAATGCCCTATAAAACCGTGTTTCTCCGGTCTGTATATTCACGCCAATAACAGATTTGCCCATGCAGGTATCAAGCGTTTCTTTCAAGTGTCTTTTCCACTCGTCCGTTCGCTTGAACCTCCCTCTATCGAACGAATAACGATAGTTTTCGTATTCCGTGACCCATTCAAGGTTCTCCGCCGCGTTGTTGTGCGGATTAAAGTCCTTATGGTTCACAATGTTTTTCCCTTCATCTTTCGGGATAAAAGCATCTGCTACAAGTCGATGCACAAAACAGCGTTGCGCAATTCCGTTGATGCGAATTGAAACGCGCAAGTACCCCATGCTGTTCTCGCTCGGCTTTAAGATGTGTTCTTTCGTGCCTGTTCTTCTCCCTTTTCGGTCGGAATATTTGTAAACCGACTTCACTCTGCCCTCGTTGCTGACCCAGTACATGCAGTTAGTGCCCGGTATGACTTTCCACTTTTCCATCTGCCCACCTCTCTACAATCGCAGCAATTTCGTTTTCCGGGAGTGTTTCCACTCCAACATTCTTGCAATCCTGCATACAGTTATCAATCAGCACAGACATTTGTCTTGTGCTGAAATCGCTTGAACCGTAATACGCGAGAACCGTTGTGCACTCCGGTATAGTCGATTTTTTTGTTTCTATGAACCTGCCTAAATGCCCACTCGTCCACCGCCGGCTAAAACTTCCGACCGTTTTGCTCATCATGCAGATTGTTTCGTAATTTCCGATATCTTTGATGTGACGCCTGTATATCGTTTCGGGAGGTTCATTCAATGCAGCCGATAACTTGTTGCACATTTTCCAATACAGCGCATTCGCGTCAACGCTCCGCTTGTCATACTTGCGCTTTACCTCTGCACAGTATAACTTGCCCTCCTTCATCTGCTCGCACTCTACGCGCGCCATAGGCGCGTTCTTGACGTGCAGGCAAAGCCAGTTGCCGCTCTCGTCGCGCACGACGCGCGCCCTGTCGAACTCATGCGTCATCGTTCACCATCTCCATCACTTTCTGATGGTCTTTTTCTCCCATCTTCTTGTTCAGTTCTACCATCAGCACGCCGTAATCGTTCATTTTCAGTTCCGGCAGTTTCTCGAGCGGAAAGCCGATGATTTCCTCGAACTGCTTTTTGGTTTTCGCACCGAGCGCCTTTGCAATTTTCTTGATTACATCTGCTTCGTTATCTCCGATTGTGTCCTCCGGCGGCTTTTGCAGAGACAGCTCCCGCTCGATCTTTTGCAGTGCGAAATGGTATTCGTCATAAGTCACCTCTGACGTGGTGCGGCATCCGGTCAGCCTCATAAGATGTTCCTGCGCCTTGTCATTTCCGTATACCTGTTGCAGCCGTCGTGCAAACGCCTGACAGTCACGCTTAATCAGCTTGTCCGTTCCTGCACGTTCCGCCTCGCCGGAATACTTCGTCTGATCTTCCCGCACGCTGTCGTCGTTCCAGTATACGTCTGCGCCGACGCCGAGCATCTTAGCGGCGACCGAAATTGCATCCGTAAGCGCCATCTTCCAGCATTCGTCCGAGACTTGCGGGCCGTTTCTGGTCTGTGAAACGAACTGGCTGCCGCCTGTCCCCGGGATGGCGGCCGACCATTCGCCGCCCATCTTGACAAACAGATTGATATTGCAGAACGCACACACAACGCCGTCGTGCGTTTCGAGCCACTGCTTTACAATTTCGGGCCTCCAGCCAATGCCACACGGTCCGAATTGCTCTGTCAGTGCCTTAATGCGCCACATCGGGTTGATGTCGGTAAAACCTTTCAGTTTTCCGGCTTGAATCTCTTTTTTTGCTGTTTGTGGTACTGTGCGCAGCGCGTTATATAGCGCCAGATTGTCATTCATTCTTCGTCCTCCTGTTCATATTCCCAAACTGCCGTTCTCACATCTTCGAGAAAGTTCTTGATCTCATCCGGGAACAGCCCCTCGTACTCCTCGAGGAACGCCCCCATGCTGATTTCCGCCTCTCTCATGTCGTACAGCCGGTTAATGCGCTCCTGATCGTCCCGCTCGGGCGGTTCTAAGGGCGGCTCAATGTTCAGCATCCTGCAACCCCTCCAGAACCTCCATGATTTCCTGCGTCGTGCAGCGTCTGCCCTCACCGAGCACAAGCCACGCGCCGTCAATATCCATCGTGTAGCCGCGGCATTTGCCGATACTGTTTCCGTCCCACTCGTGAATGAAAAAGCTCGCCTGTCCGCCATTGTTGCACATCGGCGTGAACTCAAATGTCACGCCCTTGTGCTTTGCATTTAACACCAGATCAAGCAGCTTGTGCGCCGTCTCTCTGTCCATTGACTTTTTCTCCTTTTCGTGTTAGACTTTCTTTGAACATTTATCTTTGCCGCCGAAACGGGATTGCGCTCCCGCTCGGCGGTTTTTTATTTGACTTCTGTTACCTTTCCACCGGACAGCGTGTAGAACGCATCTTCCTTGATGGTTTCGCCGTCCACCTTCACAGCCTGCACACCCAGAACGTGATTTTTATTGTCTCGCTCTGTAAGCACAAGCCAGCATCCACGCTTGCCGCTCGCCTTGCTTCCGTTCCCGGTAACGATAGCAATGCTTTCCTTCCCTTCGACAGTCGCTGCGCTACAGTCGCCGGTGTTCGTCGCTGCGCTACGGTTGCCGGTGTTCGTCGCTGCGCTACTGTTGCCGGTGTTCGTCGCTGCGCTACGGTTGCCGGTGTTCGTGGCTTTCGCATTCTCGAAATCAGCTTTTTCGAGGATAAACTTCACGCCAGCCTTAACCAGTCCGGAAAGCCCGATTTCCGCGCCGATTTTGATTTTCTTTCCGACGCGCTTACTGTCGTCGCGCGTCTGCTCGTTTGCGTCGAGCTCGACCTCGCAGAACCGGCTATCTGCCGGATTGTAATATCACAGCACATCGAGCGGAAACTCACAGGCGTGAAAGCCCTCCTCGCAGATTTCCGCCCGCTCGGTTTCGTACTCCTTGCCGATTTCGTACTGAAAGTCCTTGCAGCGCAAGTCCTTGTCGAATCCCTTGTAGCATTTCATCACTTGACCTCCTCCCACTTGAACCGTCCCTTCGAACTGTTCCTCCACTGTCCGATACCGCGCAGTGCGCCGTAGTCCAGCCACTCGCGCACTGCTTTTTCGTGTGCATCGTCCAAGCAGAGGATCGTCATTTCGCACGTCGTGCCCGCCGGGCATTCCTCACTGCTGCTGAGTGCGGTTCTCTCGCCCTGCGCGGTCTGCGCACGCAGCGAACGCTGGCAGATCGTGATTGCGCCCGGGGTATCGAGCCGAATGCGGCGCGGCTCGACGAAGATCAGGCCGTCGATAACCTTCTTGTACGCCGTCAGCTTGCCCGACTCGTTTACCGCCTTGCGCTTTTTGCCGGTTTCGGGGTCCTTGCCGCTGAGACGTGCCAGCATACCGCAAGCGTCCTTGAAGAACCCCTTGATCTGGTAATCCCAGAGAAAAGGCGTGCCGTCCTCGTCCTTGGGGAACACGGTCGTGCCGCGCTCGATGATTGCGTCCTCACCGAGTGCCGCGACTTCCTCCGGCAGTGTTGCCGCGTCCGGGCTCTTCGAGCCGATGAACCGGCTGTAGATTTCCGGGTCTGCGGTTGCCGTGCCGAGAATGCCCTCGGTGAATGTCACGTGAATTTTCAGCTTTTTCATGATTTTTTTGTCCTCCTGTTTCGTTCCTCAAGCTTTGCCCTCGCATAGCTTTGTAATGCTATGCCTTGCCGTTGCAGCGCACTGCGTTGCTATGCCCTCGCTCTGCTTCGCTATGCCCTCGCTCTGCTTCGCCATGCTTTGCCGTTGCTGTGCGCATCTGCGCTGTGCTATGCCATCGCTCGGCTGTTCACTGTCTTGCTCTGCCGTTGCGTGTCTATGCCCTGCATTGCCTTGCAACGCTGCGCCCTCGCCTTGCAGCGCTTTGCCTCTGCACATCCAAGCTATGCCCTGCTTTGCCCTTGCCGTGCAGGCAGTACGCCGATTTTCTTAGCGCTTGCGTTCGGCTTCCTGCCGATCTTTTTCGAGTAAAGCGCCTCGCCGATCGTGCGTTTCTGCATCTCGCGGATTACGTTCCGCCGCTTGATGCCGTCGGTCATCGGCGTGTGTTCATCGGCAGTCGAGCCATGCGCTGAATGCGCTTGTGCAGCTCGTCCTTGAGAACGCGGTGGTAAAAGCCCCACCCGAACAGCAGCACGAGCTGCGCGAAGATGCAGGCGAGTACGCCGAATAAAACGGGGTTGATAACCATGATTTTTCCTCCTGTCGTGTGTGCGTCCTACTCTCTCGAACGTTAGTGAGAGAGAGTAGTTATTGCTGTATTGCTTTATTGCCTTCTTCTTCTGTTGCCCTTTGTCTGCCCTCGGACTGCCCTCGGTCTGCCCTTTGTTTGCCCTCGGTTTGCCCTCAGACGTTCCCGACGCGCCGCTTTGCGATGTCGCTTGCAACGTCGCCGATGTAGTAAACTACCCGTCTTTCACCGGGAACCCTCGGTGCACGAATAACCTTCTTTGCGGTATCTCTGTCCGTCAAACCGTACACTTTCATGCACTGTTCGAGCGTTAGCAGCACCGCGCCGCCGTACATCCGTATCAGGTCGTTTTTCACTTCCTGCCGCAGCTCCTTGTAGCTCCGTTCCTCCATGTTCTGCCCTCCTTTCGGTGTGCCCTTGGACTGCCATTTGTTTGCCATTTGTTTGCCCTTGCGCGGCATTTCAACGCCTGTCTACGCTTTGCAATTCCGTTGCGAAGCAGCGCTATGCTATGCCGTTGCCGTGCTGCGCTCCGCAGAGCAGTTCCGTGCAATGCCCTTGCTGCGTCCTCTCCCTCGTGATAAACTGTCAGGGAAAGGAGGTGTTAAAATGACCAGTCTGCAAAGTGAAATTCAGTCCTTCAAAAATCGTTACTCTGTTCATGGGGATGAGCCTGTAACGAAAACCGAACTTGCTGAATTTGCACGTCGGCTTGCCGATCTTCTTAACGAGTTGGCGAAATAAGCCTCGCGCCCGCTGTCACTTCTCGATGGCGGGCGTTGCCTTTAGCACGCCCTCACGCGCCAGTGCATCGGAAGGCCGCTCTTTTGCGGCCAGATACTCCGCATACAGCCGTGCGATTTCGTTGTCCTCGTACAGTCGGACGTACATATAGATTTCCTTCTCCATGTCCCTCACCCCCTCACGCGCCCCGTGTGATTTCCTCGTCGGTAGCAAACAGGTAGTCAAACGACTTGTTGAAGTACCGGCAAAGAATTTTGCATTCTTTCGGCGTAAAGCGTCCGCTCTTCATCTTCGACTCATAGGAGTTTCGGCTAATGCCTAAAATCTCTCCCATCTGGTCAGAGGTCAGACCGTGGAACGCCTTCATGCCCATCAAATTTGGATACATGCTTATACCTCCTTTCGGTGTTGTTGGCATATCGCCAACCTGTGATTATAGTTTATCAGCAGAACGCCAACTTGTCAAGATATTTTTCGAAATTT